GGATTTTCCGAATACATTAGAAGCAACATATTCTTAAAATCTTTATTAGGGTATTTTATAACTATTTTAGTCTGTTGTAATGAGGGGATTTTACTCCCCTCATTAACAGTAAATTTACTAAGCATTGTTTGCTTGTTTTAGTCGAGTCCGTTTTGCCTTTGGCTCATCAGATGTTTGGATGATATCATCACCCGCTGACGCAGATTGCATCTTATTGACAGCCCATTTTCTCACTAAATCGTTACCTTTACCACCCTCAACTAATGAAAAACAATTAGTCACGATATAGTTGTAGTCTATGGTTGCAAGTTCCAAATTCTTGAATTCCTCTAAAGCCTCCCCAGCTGAAATCTTGCTGGAATTAGACGGATCTAATTGCTGACATGTAGAGATGACTCGGGGGTTTACTTCAGGTGGAAGAGTTGTGTTACCTTCTCTAGGTGCTCGGGCCTCTGTCTCACTAACAATGTGTGGTTTTTGCATTAACTGATCAACTTTTTGCTGAGACTCAGCAATGGCATCCTGAACAGATGGAACTGCAAGTTCTTTAGCCCTCTGTGCGTAATAGGAATTAAATTCATCCTCAGTTAGCAATTGTAATTTTGCTCCACTGGTAGCCGTAGGCCTTAAATATTTAAAAAATTCAGCACTGGCTTTAACCACATCAAATGTAACATAGTCTGTTAAAATGACTGGATTTCGTGTCGAGGGGATTGAAACTGGGGTAATCTGTCCTGAAAGTTCTCTAAATTCTAAAGATACGTTTCCAATGGGTGTGGTCACGTTTTGAACATATAGGGATTTTGGTTCTTTAAAAAACTCGTGTAAGTTTGTAGATCTCATTTTTCGCTCCGTGTTTTGGGATTCAACAGTCTTATTCAAAGATATAGAGAAGGGATTTTTCGATTGCACCTTAGCCGCATCAGAACGTAATAATTTACGCGCTAAGGCTGCTGAAGTGGGAAGCAGAAATTTTCCTTCGCTATCTTGAACAATAACTCGAATACCCGGATTTTTATTGGAGGGCATGTATATATGGCTCCTCAGTTTGCTGGTACCTCCACCATAATTGGTGGGTTGCTTTGTTATCTGTAATTATAATCTAAAATTGGTTTAAAAAGCTGTAGATTTTCAGATTTTTAGGCAAAAAGAAAGGGCATATAGAGTAGAGTCTACATGCCCTTAGAGAGGAGGATGATTAGGATTTTTTAGATTCTAAAATAGATTCATGATCACCACACTGTTGGTCTAACACAGCTAAAACTTGAACGCAGTCTCTAAAATCATCAAACATATTCAATAGATAAACCGAGTCTTTAACAAATAGCTCGTCAATGCGAGCATCTTTTCTGTATGAAAGCTCTTCCGTAACAGCGTCTTCTATCCGCTTTACGTCAGCATCACAGGTCTCATCCTCGATACAATCTTGTCTATCAATACAAGTCGATATTTCGCATAAAACTTCTAACAAATCCTTAAATCTGGGAATTTGATAAGTGATATAAATAAACGACATCATGTATACATCAGAATAATTCTGCATGATTCTCTTCTCGTTTATATTCCTGCTAACTAGATACTTGACCAAGTCATCAAACCAAGTATTCTGCGGCTCTTCAATCTTTTCATGCTTTTTACAATTACTCATATTTATTCCTTTCCTATTTAGTTATTCGTAATATTTTTCGGCTAATTGATCTACGTCGATCAAAGTAGAGATTAGACAAGTGATTCGGTAATTACTGAGAAGATAAAACATGGCATCTAGTAATTCTTTTGTAGACTCCTCTTTCACAGTACCTTTCTTCTTCCAATCTGCCAGAATGAACTCAATCATCCCCTCATAGTTTTTCTCTGTTTGTGCAACTACTCCCTTTTGCTTTTTACATTTTGCCATTCGTTATTCCTTTCCTAGTTGGGTTGTTGGGGGGTTTGTTTACAAGCTAATACTGTAAGTTAGTGTTCCGCAATCCCAAACGCGGTCATAGCCGGCAAGTTGCATTAAAGTCCACTCAGCTAATTTTTTATCCTCCTCATTTTCTATCATCTTATATTTTTGATAATTCATCCTGCTCTCTCTGTTGGTGTAGTCTTTGGTATAAAAATAACTTGGGTCAGAATTTCCCATAAAATCCCAATTACCGTATCCTCTTCCGGTAAAATATCTCCGATCCACGTAGCTGACGAGAGATATTATTTTAAGTTCATTTACTGCACATTTTATTAATTTACTGAATCCTCCTGATATCTGTGTATTTATTTTACCGCAGCTCCTCAAAACCTCATATTGGTAATTTTTAGAGAATCTAGGTTTGCCTATTACAACAAGATAAACCAGCTCATCTTTATAAAATAAACCAAAATTTGCTTTTTTTCTAACCATGGGAGGGGATAAGTGATTGTCAAATAAAAAATTCTTAGCTTCTCTATTCTCAACTTTCTTTATTTCACATTTCCTGGCATAGATTTTATCTTCTGTTAACCCTAATCTAGACTTTATAATTGACTTAACAATATCTTGTTTTTCAACCCACTCATCTTCAAAGATATGAATGAGTTGTATTCCTTTTGCCTTACAAGCATTGGTTTTGTTAAGATGGTATTGTGGGTTTTTACCTTTAATTTCACCTTTATCAAGTTCTGAATGCGCCCAAAGACCATTAAATTCGATGGCTAATTTAAAATCAGGGAGATAAATATCTAATTCTTTTGGTGAAATTACTGATCTATCATTTTTTACAATATTTTTAATAGACAAAGACAACAGCCATTTTTCTATCTCAACTTCATAATGTGATGTTTTTCGTATATAAGGAAAGCATACCAAACATCTTGGTATTTTTCCATTATGCAAGTATCCCTCAAATACATTATCACATTTTACACATTTCCAGGGATATTTGTTTTCGGATCCGACATACTGATCTAACGTGAAAAGAGGGATTATTAATTTCTTTACCCTGTTAGAAGTTAATAGAGAATTATAAAAATTAACTAATCTGGTATGTGATCGCTTCTTTTGTACAATAGGTGATTTACCCGGATTGTCCACACCGTATCTTATTAAACTAGTCTGTGACATTCTTTCTTGCACAACGGGACTTTGGGCTGGGTTTTCTACACCATAGTGCAGTTTAGTAGTCTGCTTTTTCTTTTCTTTAACCCCAAAGTCCTGATTTGGACTCTCTACACCATATTTTTCTATCCAAGTCTGTTTACTTTTTTCCTTGATTATATCAGATTGCCAAGAATATTCTACTCCAAAATTACCTAAACATGTTTCTTTCTTTTTCTCCTTAACACTGTCCAATTGAGATATATGTTCTACACCATACTTTTCTTTCACAGTTTTTTTAGATTTATTCCTAACCTCCATGGACTGTTGTGGATATTCAACCCCAAGATTATCTAGATTAGTTTGTTTAATTTTATTTTTTATTTGTTCTGATTTAAAGGGGTGGTCAGTTCCATAATTTTCTATCCAGGTTTGCTTTTTCTTTTCTTGAAATTCAGATAACTGGGAGGGGTTTTCAACACCATATTTTGCAAATAAAGATATTTTAAATTTCTGACGCACCTCTTCATGAGATTGAGCACACTTACCGCTGCAATAGTCTCTGTAGCCTTTTGTAAAACTTAAAAATTTAGTATCTTTTCCACAATTTTTGCATACACCTTTATTACCATTATTTTTTAAGTAAAATAATCGTTCCCCTAGGCCGGCATTTAAAAGATGTTTGGTAGCGTTTAAAATTAGTTCTTTTAATTCTGCATCAAAACGAATATTGGAGGTGACAGAAATAACGTTGTTTTGGTATTTTATGAATAGTTCGTTCAATTTTTCCAAAAGTATTTTGTTTTCCATATCTATAATTATGTCATATCTTACGGGAAAAATCAAGGCAAAAAGAAAGGGATATACGATTTTAGTCGTATATCCCTTAATACCCTTGTCGGGATTTGAATCTAATTTATGTGGATAAGCTGTTAATAACCTGTGGATACTAACATTAACTTATCGACATAAGTCATTGTTATTTTGATCCTTTTGCGACAGCGCGACTGTTGGGTAAAATGTACCCAATTTGTTCCGCAAGTGCCCAGCCTTTTACTAACTGGTTCACCGCATATCGGTTGAAAGGTTCGCTAAATAGGTCAATACGAATTCCCATATCCCCTAAGTACTCAGGAGCAGGAATCGCATAGATTTTACCAGCAGGAACTACTTCAAAAGTAGCCGTACCAGCTGATGTAACAATCTGGCAATTCAACACGTTACCGATATAACCAGCTAGAATTAATTCACGTTGAGTGATGATATCAACCTGACCAGACATAGTTTTCACGATGTCGGATAATTCAGCACGGTTTATAAGGAATTTGTCAACTACCAAACGATTTCGCTCAACCTGATAACGCACATCTTCAAAAGCACTGATTCCCAATGAAGAGAAATAAGTTAATGCGTTAAAGGTTGTAGATGCTTTATCTAACGCGTTAACGAAAGCCTGATCTTCTTTTCTCTCAATGTCTTGCCTTGCAAGATCCTGAGCACGATCAAGTCCGTCAAACTGCATCTGGTAGATTTCAGAAATATCGATATCTACGAAAGCATCAACTTTAAATTCGTTACCTGTAACATATTTACCAGTGATTCTAGATTCTGGGGTTTGTCCATCTTGACCAATAACCCAAGCAACTGTCTGATATGCAACGTCCTTAGTTAGACGGAAAAGCTCTCCTTGTGCAAGAGGTCTAACTCGCAAACATTTACGGGCCCACCCTTCATAGTCGATTAATTCCTTGATAGGAGCAAGTAATTCTTGCCCGATCAAATGGAATCCTTCGCCTGTTGGATCTTTAAATGCGGCCACTAAGGCTCTTTCTTTAGCTTGTTTGCTAAAGGCGGATTCTTTCTTCATTGCTTCTTTGGGAACAGGATTATCTTTTGTTACATTTTGTAGTAAATAGGTAATCTGTTGAAGGGCTTCTTTTTTATCGTGAGCATTTATCTGCCCCTCTTTGTTAAACATTCTACCAGTTTTAGCCGGTACTGATTTCCCATCACTTCTCATGCCACCAAGTGGTCGGGGATTGTAAGTACCATTCTCGTCAGTCACTTTTTCATTGACTATCGGAGAAGCCTTACCAGCAACTTTCCTATAAGGATTAATTTTCATTGTGTTTTACTCCTCTTTCTTTTAATAATAATTTTTAAAACCTAAGCGGGCTCATTTCTGGGCCCGCTAGATTCATGTTAAACTCAATTAGCTGTTAGTTAGCCATGGCAAAGACGCCTTCAACACCAAGATACGGATCAGATGCTGTAGGAACAGAAACTACTCTACCAAACTTATTGGTGACAACGGCATTAGTAAATAAGCCATTACCAGAAACATACAACAGGTCGTTGATAGCATACGTTCTGCTTGTCTCAAACTGGTCTGTAAATACAGTACTAAGACCTTGAATCAATGTTATTTTACCACTTCCAGCGGTGTCGTCCGTGTTAAGTTGGAAATTCAAACCGACATTACCTGGAGCGTTTGCCCCACTTGCAATATCAGTTGCATTCAACTGGAAGGTGTAAGTGATATAAACTGTCCCCCCGGAAGCAATATTAGCAACCCTGGTCACAGTACCATTAGTGGTGCTAACTGTGTAATCAGTCGTTAAATTATACAGAGTCCCAAGTCCGCCAGCCAAACTTCTAACTCTAACACTTGAAACGTTAGCATGTGCAAGGGCCGATGCAGTGGTACCGTCTGTATTCATAACCACAGCTTCATCCACAATAACTCCATAAACTGTGGATGTTTTGTTCCATTTTAAAATACCTGCAGGTAGTGTAGTACCGTCAGATACAACGATATTACCAGATGAATTGTAAGCACCAACCATCCCGGCATTAAATGTAGTGTTGGGATCCACAGTTTTGTTCCCAACTTCCCTACCTATAAATGATCTTTTGATATCAATAGACATTGTTTTACTCCTCTTTCTTTTAATATGTTAAATTGGTTTATCTTTTAAAAATACCTTTTAGAAGCCCATGTTTACCACCATGTTCTTCCGATTTGGGTGTAAGAACCGGATTATTCCTGGATGCCCTAGCCATTAAATCATCGGACCCCATAGAACCACTCTCATCACCTAAAAACCCCTCTTCACCTTCCCCAAGTGACATAGGAAACTCATCACCTGCGTGGTCAGTTACATCTGCTAACGGAAGAACTAAATTAAGCTTCTTAGCATCATCCTCGATAGACAAGAAACTCTCTTCGGGCATGTCAATATATGTCTCAGCTTCTTTTAAAAGATGGCCTATATATGAACTACCAGCTAATGCGAAAGTATTCTCAATAAGGCTAGTGGCTAAGTCTGCATCCATACCTGTATACTTTTCGGTAGGCCCCATAAGCACATCTGCCATGTGCATTTTTAATGGGTTATCTATAATATTCAGGTCAGATCTTTTGGATGCTAATTTTAATGCTCTTAACATACGTTGTCTGAATGCTTTCTTAAATTCACTAACTTCTTTAGCGCTCTCAACCTTGATTTTTTCGACAACCTCTTTGCGGTCAATATTTGCTTTCTGTATTGCTTTCCATTTTTTATCAGAAATATCTTTCTTATTCTGAGTATTAATTTCTACTTCTTTCGTTTCATAAGCCTGTTTGTTGGCTTTTAAATCAACAACATGTTTTCTGGGCATGTCCAAATCATCTTTACCGGCTGACCAAATTTCATTCCCTTTTTGATCATCTCTTTTAACTTTAGCTAAATCATCTTCCCCTTTAGCCGTAACCGGATCTTTTGCCTCAGCCTTCTCATGGCCTTTCAAATCGCCCATAGCCCTATCTTCAACCCCGGCCTCTTTCTTATCAGCTTCTTTCTTATCACCCTCTTTAGGTTCCACAGAAGATGTGGGGGTAACTGGCGGAGTTACACCGGATGACGGTGAGGTAGTTGGAGAAGTCACAGGACGTCCCGCTTTATCCCATTCTTCAATCCAAGCATCAATTTTAGTAATCATATCAGTCTGAGGAGTGCCTTTTGCCTGTTCTTGATCAATCATCTCCATCATGTCCTGCATGGCTTTAACGCGTCTTGAAATTTCAGTTGAAGATAATTTAACTGTATTTATACCATCAGCGTCAAGTGAGTCTTCTCTTGGCTTACCTTTTAAATTAGGCTTGCCTTCGTCAATAACACCATCCTCATTTAACCCCTTCGATGGTGTTGATCGTAACGATTTATCTCTATTGTCCCCACTAAATTCATCGACTAAAGATGGTTTAAATGTGGGCTGAAACCCTTTTAATTTAACAGCCTCATACTTTTTCATAGTACCAACCAGCCCATCTGTCATGATGCCCTTCAATACCCCCAAAGATGATTGTCTCATAGTTGATTTTTCGTCTTTTAGAGCAACTATATAAATAGGTCTTTTTGATTTTGCTACAACTAAATAGGATTTCTTAGCTGGGAAAACCTCGATGTCTTTAAACAACTGGGCAAATTTAAACTCAGCAGGAGGATTTCCTTTTTTCTTATCGATCTTAAAATCAGCAGGAGGATTTCCTTGCTTACTATCAAGACTCTTAAACATTTGTCCTGAGTCAGCCTTTTTATTCTCAGCACTAAGCTTTTTCTTCTTAATATCTTTTCCCATAGCGGCCCCATAATCTCCTAAGTATTTTTTCCAAACCTCTTTAGCTCCTGAATCCAAAGCAATCTTAAGATAAGGATTTTCTTCTTTAGAAGCCTCTTTTGGGGCTTCTTTGGTTGCTACGTTCTCAGTGCCTTTAGAACGGTCATCCCCTTCTGGAAGAATGCCATACTCACTTCCCGACATTTGCTTCTCATCTTTATCTTTCTTCTCATCTCTATAATGCTCAAAATCTTTTTCTTTAGAATCATGTGACTCTTTTTTGGAAGAAGCTTTTTTAACCGTCATGTTAGTATCCTCTTTTTCACTAATCTTTTCAAAAATCTTATTTAATTTTGAGTTTATAGTTAATAACTCAGTTTCTAAATGAACGTCGTCTTTTTTAGACTCTGCACTCGCTAAAATTACCTCTTGAGTTAATGCGTTTTTATCTGCTGGATCATCAACACTCGACTCTTCTTCAAAACAAACACCTTCGCACCACTCAAAAGCTACCTTACCATTAATTTCTTTGCCTTTATGAAATCTTATATGATTACAAAATTCTGCAGGGGATTCAGCTGAGTGGTCACATATTGAGCAGATTGTCCATGAGGCCGAACATCCCATCGACCAGCCTTCTAGATCCCCACTTTTAATGCCTTCTGCTAGTTTCTTATCTTTTGTTTTATCTACCGCAACAAATATTTCAGGAAAATGTTCTGCATTCTTTGTATTATAATGTGAATCTAAAATAACACCACGTGCCTGCTTAGGGTCCGCAGACCTGTGATTTACATGATGGGGTTTCATATTAAATGTTTGGTAGACTTTACAACCAAACTTAGAATCAAATCTTAAAAGTTCTTTCTCAGAAAAAGCGTCATGATTTTCATTTGGGGCGTCAGCAGTCAATGCCCTGACAGCAACATAAATATAATCTTTTGGATCAGCACTTATGCAATAAGACTCAGCTACAACTTTTAATTTTTCGGCTATATCATCAGCTTTAGGAGGATCTTGGTTGTAAAAACTAGCAACCTTCTGAACCGATGCCGATTTGCTCATAGTCAAAGAAGAGTTTAGGTCCTCTTTAAACGCGAGAATCTGAGTCCGAGATGTTTTGTAAAATGACATAAATAGACCTCAAATACCTATATTTAAGGTTAATTATAATAGTAGTTTGGTTTAAAAAGCTATAAAATTTAAGATTTCTTGCTTTTGGGGGCTTTTTCTTGAAATTTCAATTTTGACTGGTTTTTAGTAGCTTTTTTAAGGTCTTCCTCGGTTTCGAGGATTGCTACTGCTAAAGCCGTACTTTTGCCTGTGCGTTTCATTGACATGTTATCTCCTAGATTTGGCCGCATTTACCGGCCCTAAAAATAAACTATTAACTTTTTCTGCTACTTTGGGATCACCCGAACTTATAACCTGATCTATTACCTTACCCAGTTGTTCATCATTATCTGGGGATAAACCAGATACTAATTCTCTCAACTTGTCTTCTCTGGAAGGATCTATTACCTCTTGTCGAATAAGTTCCTGTCGAATACCCTCAATATGATATTCCTTAAAACCATCATTATCTAAAAAGTCAGATAATCTATCCCAATCAAAATTCTTACTAAATTGGGATGAATCTTCACCTTTCTTTAAAATAGATTTCCAGTAAGGGGAGCTTTTACCAGTCTTAATCAGATCGACCAACTCGGTAAATATATCGTCATTTAATAAATCCTTAACCTCACCAGCCCTTATTTTAGTTTCTGCCTCTTTTTGTAATTTTTCTTGAGCTAATAATTTTTCTTTCCAGAAAGAGGTTTTCTTAGAAGCACCAGCCGGGGTAGCTTCGGGGGCAGTTTCTTCCACACCTTCTTCTATAGGCGTTAAAGGAATTGACTCTTCAGCCCCTTCTTCTGCCGCAGGGGCTCCTCCAGCGCCGCCCCCACTAGGGGCAACTTCTGGTTCTTTCCCGGTAAGAGTTTGCTCGGAAACCCCCATCTCTTTAGCTAATTTTTCAGCGTCTAATTTCTCCTCAGCTAAATTCTTCATTTCAGCTTCGTAGTCAACTCCAGCCGCAGGAAACACGGTTTTCTTGCTCAATGGAATTCCAAGTCTATTAATTAATTGCTCGTAAGTATCCATTAACTCTGAGTCTGTTTTGGAATCTAAAGACCTAGACCATTGGATATCTGGAATTATATAATCTTCTTCATCCCCAATACCAACAGAACTGTTTCGTCTAAAATTGTTTTTTATTGGGGCAGATTTCTTATCTTTTTTAACCCACTTATTCATTTCCGCAATAGGCCTAAAGAACTTTGGAATAAACCAGGAACTAACGAAGTATTGGCGAAGGCCGTTTAGGCGCATGAGGAGGGTCTGGAGATTACCTTTCATCGAATTATAAGTACCGAACCCTTCGGCAAGATAACTATGGTCCCCAGCAATAGTAAGATTATAAACTGGAGTTTTATCAGCATTTTTAATGGTTTTTATCGACCTTACAGGAACATACACGTAATTGTCATCAATCCATGTTTGGGGGCGGGAGTTTTTATTTAATTCAACATCTTCATTCCACACCAATTTAGCCAACTTTTGTGCGTTGGTGCTATAAGCTTGTATTAAGTAAGCATCTCTGCGCTGACTAATTTCTTTTTCGTTTCTTTTTTTATTGTCTATTTTAGAAATAGCCGCATAAATCCCCAGCTGGGCTAATATTATACAAATTTGGTCAGCTAAGACTTTTGACACGGTAACGTACCTAACTGAAAAGCGCCTAACTTTTCTATTTTCTTTTTTATAAATATAAGTAGCAGTCTTACAACTACCATCCCCTTTAAACATAGCTTTAATTAATTCTTCTTTGAACTCTAAAGGGTACCTCATTACTTCTGCACTTAATTTTTTACCGTGTGAGTATCTACCACCATTTAAATAAAGCCAGGAATAAAAATTATCATATGCCTGTTTATATGCGTGTACGTAACAAACATTATGCTCTAATCTATCAACACAAGTAAAATACATATTCAAATTTTTTCCAGCATCCAAAACTTCTTTCGCGTAAGTATCGCGTTCCTTTATATTAAATGTCCACAAGATGTTATTCTTTTTGTTACAGTCTAAATAACTTCCTTCCGCTACATAAAACCCCAATAATTTAGCGTGGTCTAAAGTTATATTTTTTGGTAAAGAAATCTCATCGAACTTCCTTGGAATCATCAAGTAATCTTTATCGTGAATCTGAGAAGCTTCTAAAGTTTGGTATGGGTTATAATTTTCTAAAATTCCTTTTGATTGTTGTCTCCCAATTGTTGTTCGTGCTCCAACCGTAATGACTGAGAATTTAGGGTTGTTGTGACCGGTTACGTAATTTCTACCAGCTTTTATATCTTCATTACATTCGCCGCACCCACATTTACGTGGCCAAGCCCATACGGGGTATTTATGATTAGTAGTAGAAGTTAAAGTTTTCCCACCCCATAGTTCAATTTGCGTTAAGGTCTCAGGGGCCTGAGACTGCCACGCATTGGTAACTTCTTGAATTTGACCATCTTTATCAATAACCAGCTCTCCAATTTTAATATCTTGTATGGGTTTATAAATACCGTAATCTGTAGAAATCTCAGTATTCTTCACGAAGCACGCGTACGTTGCCTCCCCATGGATGAAACCTTGACTCACACCCAGTGCCGTTAACTTTATTCTTTCGATAATGTCCCACTCTCTGCCCACATTCATCATTTTATCGGTCGTACCAAAAGCTTCAAAGTTTACAAACCATGGTAGAATTAGAAAACTATGGGGGTCCTGCTCAGCCACCGTAAGCAGTTGCATAATCTTATCCTGATAAGACTGTTCCGGAACCCAGCGTAAATCTTTATCACCAAGTTTGGCGATTTTTAGCGGCCCAGCATGTCTTCTGGCAGTTGCCAAACTCGCATTCATGATCCCGTCCTCATACATCAGGATTCTGTATAATCGTGTAAATATACTTGTCCCCCTTGCCTCATAAGGATGTATTTTTCTTGCCAAAAATGTGGCGTTTAATGAAGTATCTAAAGGAATATTTCTACCAGAAATAATAGCCTCTTGAACCTCTGGTGGCAACTTAGATATGAATTTAATAATAGATGGATTGGTGCTTCTAGCCAACGCTCGTAATGTTTCATCAGGAGTGAATTCAAGTATTGGTTCCATAGATATAAACTGGGAATCAATAACTTTGATCTGGTCCGGGTTATGAAAAATTAAACTTGTCCAAATTCCCTTTTTATCGTCAAAAACTAAATGGGGTATGACTTCTCCTAATATTAAATACTCACTAACAAAATACTTGAACGCGGAAATAATATTAGTTTTTTCAATCATGTAATCATAGGTATCTTTTATTTCGCCGTCAACCCCTTCACCTGCAACGGTAAAGTCACTAGCTATGATTTCAGCGTAAAGATCAATAACTGTAGAAATGACCGGATCGGTTTTACAATTGTGGGTTATGCAAGCTAATTGACCCACTAGGTAGGTGTTGTCTTCTTCTACTTCTATATTATAAACAGGGCCTTCATACTGTATTTTTTCTATCTTAGTAATAATATGCCTAATGTAATCATTTTCAATTTCCGGTATTAGGCTAAGTAATTCATTATCTTCTCTAATATCTCTGGCATTTTCCCATTTTATATTCGTTTTATTTTTTTCAGTATTTATTAAAAATGGATGTTCACCAGTTACAATTAAAGGATCGTGTTGCCCCGAAATATAAATTTTATATACTTCCTCATTAATAAGGTGTTCAAAAGTATTTGTAACCTTTCTG